AATGGTATGTCGCATAGATAACCAACTTATGTTTGATGAGCAGGGTTATACCTCCCACCACCCAAGAGGAGCTGATGCTTTAAAAAGAATACAAAAAGGTGTAGAAACTAAATTAGTTGATGTAGTATGGCAATTAGGTAAATCAGGTGTAGTATCACCAGTAGGAATTCTAAATCCTATAGAGATAGATGGTGCTATGATTAGTAAAGCAACTTTACATAATATGGCATATATTAAAGGATTAAACTTAAAAATAGGTTGTACAGTAGAAGTAATTAGAAGTGGTGAAATTATACCACGAATAGTTAGGAGAATATATTAATGCTATTATATACGGAAAAACAATTACATACAGCTTATAAAGTATTTATTCAAGAGTATTGTCCTGATGGTGAAATTCCAGAAATAGAGATATTTAGAACTATGTTTGAAGATAGTTTCTTTATACAATCACTATGCGAAAGAGAGATTTGTGAGCATTAATAATATAATTTACATAGGTGGGCTACTAGGAATATGTGCAATATTCTTTTTTATAGCTTATAAAGACAAATGAAACAACTAGTAGCAAAATTCAAAACACCTAAACAAACAAAAGATTGGTATATAAAATGGGGAGCATCAGTAATACTTTTAACTGCAATGGTTCTTAGATCAACAGGAGGTTTCCCCTTAGCTGATATGTGTTTATCTTTTGTGGGTTGTGCTGGTTGGATAGGTATAGGAGTATTGTGGAAAGACAGAGCTTTATTAGTACTTAATACAGTTGCTTGTTTTATATTATTAACAGGCATAGTAAATAATTTAATAGGAATATAATGAAAGATAAATTTATGGTTAGAACTAGAACACCATCCGGCTTTCCGGGTATATCAAAAGATGATTTTGATTATGGTGTTTATGCAACAGAAGATATAAAAGTCGGAGAGATAGTAGTAAATCTAAAAGGAGAATGGAAACTAGAACCTAATAGAGCTTCTATACAAATTGGTGAGCGTCATTTAGATAGTGCAATAGGTGGTTATGTCAATCATAATTGTGAACCAAACTGCGTAGTACTATGTAAATTATTAGATTTAACACTTAAAGAACGATTAGTACCTATCAGTGTAGCAATCAAAGGCTCTTTAACTAGTATGATAATTAGTAATCCTAAGCCTGTATTAGTAGCAATTAAATCTATTTTTAAAGATCAAGAAATTACTTTCGATTATGAAACTACAGAAACTAATCTAGCTAATCCTTTTAAATGTGACTGTCATGGGAACTGGATCAGAGGAAAAGTACACAGATTTCAAGAATAAAATGAAGTATTATTTCTACAATCCAGAAACTGGTTGTGGTTGGGAAGATAAATTAACATATCTTAAGAAGAAACAATTTTTAGAAAACCGCCCTTGGATCAGGGAATTAAAAGGAATATTTATGGCAGGAATTTACAATCAAACTTACTTTGACAATCATCCGATAGAAAAAGAAAAAGACGGAGTTTTATATGGAGTTGTCCTAGTTAATAAACGAACATGGCATAGAGAATGCATTAAGGTTGGAATAGCCTCTGGCAAAGATTATCGACATATTATAAAGCGTAGTCATGGTTTTAAAGGATACGAGATTCGTATTCAAAGAACTTACCACGATACTCTTTATAATGTATGGAAATTAGAACAGGAACTGCATGAAAAATATAAACATGAAAAATTTGTGCCAAAAATTAAGTTTGGAGGTTGGACAGAGTGTTTCGAAATTCAATCGCTCATTCTTCAAGACTTTCCGAAAAATAGTTCTTGACATGGCACCTGATTTTTGTTATAATATATGTACAAATAAAAAATGAGGGAAACTATGCAACAGATTTTACCACCCAAAAATTGTCCTACTTGTAAGACATTATTAGTTTGGGAAAAAGATCAGTTGTTTTGTACTAATAAAAGATGCACTGGTAAATCATATAAGATGATTGAACACTTTGCAAAAACCCTCAGGATTAAGGGGCTCGGCCCACGAACTATCGAAAAATTAGAAATAACTTCTATATATGATTTATACCAGTTACCTCTTGAGATGATGATAGATGCGCTAAATTCCGAGAAATTAGCAGTAAAATTATATAGAGAAATAAAGAATAGTAAAACCGCTGACTTAGTAGATTTACTACCTGCTTTTTCTATAAAGTTGATAGGACGAACTGCTTCCAGTAAAATTTGTTCAATAATAAAGAACATAAATGACATAGACGAAGACAAATGCAAAGAAGCAGGACTAGGTCCGAAAGCAACTGAATATTTACTAGACTGGTTAATAGAAGATTTTACTAATGGATATGATCGATTACCTTTTAGATGGGAACAAATCGGATATATAAAAACTAAAAACCAAGATAAAGGAATAGTATGTATATCAGGTAAGTTGAAAACCTATTCTACAAAGGCAGCCGCTACTAAAGTATTAGAACTAAAAGGCTATCTTGTGAAAAGTAGTTTAACAAAAGATGTAAATATCCTTATTAACGAAAGCGGTATTCAATCCGCAAAAACAAAGAAAGCCCAAGAACAGGGCATAACAATAATAACAAACCTAAAATTATTTTTAATAGGAGAAAACAATGGCATTACCAAAATGGACAGATGAAAGAACTAGCTCGCTAACTTCTTTTGTCGGTGATGAATCCCCAATTTCTCAAGCTACTGTTGCTAGCGCGGCTGAAGAACTCGAAACTTCAACTCGTTCAGTATCCAGTAAACTTCGAAAAATGGGTTATGATGTTGAATTGGCATCATCCGTGTCTCACAGAACTTTTTCTGATGAGCAGGAAGCTACATTAGCACAATTCGTAACTGACAACTCAGGTCAGTATACTTATGCAGACATAGCTGCGTCATTTGATGGCGGAGCATTTGCTGCTAAATCGATACAAGGTAAGATCCTTTCAATGGAACTTACTGGACACGTAAAACCAGCTGAGAAACCTCAATCAGTCAGAACTTACTCTCCCGAAGAAGAAGCCACATTTACCTCTATGGTAAATAACGGTGCATTTGTTGAAGAGATCGCAGAAGCACTGGGTAAGACTGTTAACTCTATACGAGGCAAAGCTCTTAGCTTGTTAAGGTCTGGCGATATTAACGCTATACCAAGACAAAAGGTCACCAAAGGCTCTAGTAAAGCTGATCCTTTGTCTGAAGTAGATGTTACTAACATGAATGTTGCTGACATCGCTGATGAAATTGGCAAAACCGTAAGAGGCGTGAAAACTATGTTGACAAGACGTGGTTTAACTGCTCTAGACTACGACGGCGCTGCTAGAAAAGAAAAAGCTTCTAGTTAAGTTTCATTACAATCGGGCAAGGGGAGATAATACTCTCCTCTTGCCCTTTTTCATCTGGGAGAAAAGGGCTTGAATCTAACTTCAGCGTTACTGAAGCAAATAATTGCGCAAGAAGATCATGATACTTGGGGTAATTTAAGGGAAAATTACTTAACAGCTGAGTATCAGACGATTTATCGTGTAATAGCTTCTCATATTTCGGATTTTACAAAGCTACCAACTTTTGAGGACTTAAAATTATCCATAAGAGATAGAAAGCTACAGGAAAAGATTTTTGCTATAGAAGCAGTAGAAGTAGATGTAGATGCGTGGGTATTATTAGAGTACTTAAAGAATGAGTACACACAAGTAGAAATTCTAGATGAATTAGATGTTTTTATAGATCAGACTGTCGCAATATCAGACGCAGAGGATAATGTTGAAGCATTACAACAGATAGTCTTAGATGTAGGTGATAGGGTAGACCTTAAGCCGCCTGCAGAAAATATGCAAGTAATAAATCTATTTGAATCAGAAACAGAGATTAAAAAATACTTACCTCTTGGTTTAAATCAAGATTACGATCAAAAAATGAAATTCTCTCCCAGAGATTTGGTACTTGTAGGTGGTCGTAGAGGAGCAGGTAAAACTTTTACTTGTGTTAACATTGCAAATAATGTTTATGAAGCAGGGCGAGGTTCTATTTACTTCACAATAGAAATGGATAGTCGAGCTATCTTACAACGAATGTGCTCACTAGGAACTAATGTTCCTATCGGAAGGCTCATTACTAGAAACTTAGGAGAAACTGAGTGGAATAGAGTAGCAGAGTGGTGGGCAGGTCGTTTTGAGGGTGGAGTAGATCTTCTACCTACTTATTATAAAAATAGAGATTTTGATAAGTTCCATGATGAACTAATTAAAAGAAAGCTTACTAAAGATAGACAATTAGATGTAGTTTATGATCCAGTATTAAGTCTTTCTAGGATTCGTCAAGAACTAGAAACTAAGGTGAGTCAGACTAATGTAGGGGTTATCATAGTAGATTATCTAAATCAAGTAAAACGACATAATACACCTAGTAGATCGGGTCATTATGATTGGACAGAACAAATAGAAGTAAGTAAAAGTTTAAAAAGTATAGCACAAGAGTACGAAATACCAGTATTCTCTCCTTATCAAACAGATAGTACAGGAGAGGCAAGATTTGCAAAAGGGATTCTTGATGCCGCAGACGCAGCTTTTACAATAGAAACGTGGTCTCCAGAAGATGAATGTATTACGTTTAGTTGTACTAAAATGCGTGCTGCAAAAATGGAAGGGTTTACCAGTACAATGGATTGGGATACGTTAAAAATCGGACCTCAATCTGCAATGAATCCAAAAGAAAAAGAAGCTATAAAAGATAGTTTAAAAACTGGGGAAGATATACATGAGGTATTTTAATGGCAATTAAAAAGAAAGCACACGAAAAATTGGATGATCTAAACATTAAAAGAGTTATAGATGCTTTAGAAGATGAAAACCCTATAAC